GCAGGTTTACCATTCGATATTCCAGCGACTAAGTTTTTAATATCAGTAGCTATAGTATCAATGCGTTTCTGCCCAGTTGTTTCCGATTTTATATTTTCCATCTAACGGACACCTTATTTTTAATTCCTTTCCTGCATCTATAATTGCTTGTACGCCAAGCTTTCCAAATTCTTCTGCTCGACTTTCTTCCACTTCATATTGGAACTCATCATGCACATTCACAATTGGAACTGCTTTCATTCGCTTACTTCTAACATATTCCTCTACCAATGTCAACGCTTTCTTCATAACACACGCACCAGCACCCTGTAATAGGGTGTTTAACGCAGCGTGGGGGTGTCTTATGAGGATTTTTCTTTGGTCGAGACCTCTGAGCCATCTTTTTTTAGCCACTCCATCCACTCTTTCTCGTAGTCGTTTAAAACTTGGTGTAGCTCTAAGAAATTTTTCTTTAACTCTTTCTCCATCTCTTTCAGACCTTTTGATGATACTTCCGATTTTTTTTGAACCTGCTCCATAAATGAGTGCGTATATAAATGTCTTCGCCTCATCTCTTGACTCCAAGCCAGTCCTAATCTGATTTGTTGTGTGTATATCTCCATTAATGATTTCATGTGTATATTCCTTATCGTTCATGTAGTGTGCTAACATCCTCAACTCAAGTCCTGAAGCATCAACACCTACTAATTTATAACCTTTGTTTGCAATCCATAACTGCCTACATTCTTTTCCGTAAGGAGAGTACACAGCAGGAATCTGTGCCATATTGGGCGACTGGTGTGACATTCTTCCAGTAATAGTACCATTGGTAATTACTTTGCCATGCACTCTTCCATCTTCTCTGATAGCTTCAATCCAAGAACTGACTTGAGCAATTCTTTTCTGAAGCATGAGAAATTTATTAATAAGTCTTGCTTCAGGAATATTTTTAATTTCTGACAAAACTTTTTCATCTACAATAGTATGTTTCTTTTCTGTAAACTTCTTAGGTTTCCATCCCAACATAACTAATCGTTCAGCTATTTGTTGACGTGAACCTAAATTAAATTCTTTATATTTAACCTTTATAAAAGGTACTCCCTTAACATATCCTCTAGATTTATTATTTGATTTAGGAATAAATTCTGTTTCTATTTTTAATGGAGGAAAAGTTTTTCTTACGATAGTTTGAAGCTCATTCATATCTTCTTGAAACTTAGCTTGTAACATATGAGCACCTACAACATCTATCATAAATCCTTTTTTATGTTGTCGTTGAATAATCTTGGCAACTTTATGTTCTAACTCAATAGACTCTCCAAAATCTTCCATCTTTCTACCAAGAAATTTATATAACTTCTCTGTTAAATCAACATCATTCCTACAATACTTTAACATCTCTTCACTAAAATAATCAAAGTTATTAAATTCAATTTTCTTTTTATAAAGTTTTTCACCCCAGTTTTTTAATGAGTGTCCACCCTCTAGCATAGGATTAAGTAATCTAGATAAAACTAATGTATCAGTTATCTTACAATTTTTAAATATATCATATCCAAAAAATTTATTTAATACTGGTATATCAAATCCAATAATGTTATGTCCAATAACTTCTTTAGTTTGTTTTAAAAAATCTACAAACCTATGTACTCTATCTTCTTTAAATTGATAATAAGTATTATTATGTTTACAAACAATGCACCAAATTTTATCTACGTTAAGAGTTGTTTCAATATCAAATATTACTTTATCAAAAGTCACTTGATGTTACCTCTGCTAATCTGCCAGTATCCATATCATATTTTAAATCACAACAAGGTCCAGTTATTCCTGAAAATCTATTCTTTAATACTCTCACCCTTGTCGTATGCCTAATCTCAGGGTCACTATTCTGAGCATCTCGTTCTAATCCTATGACCATATCACTTAGCTGACCTATAGAAGCACTCCCTCTTAGCTGTGAGAGAGACGTAGAGGCACCTTCTTCGTGTCCTTTACCATCAGGTCTCCTTAAATGTGATACTACTATCATAGCCACCCCAGTCTCTTGTACAAGAGTTCTAAGTCTAGTCATGATTTCATCTAATGCTCTTCTCTCATCTCCATGTGACTGGTCTGATACTATAATACTAACATGGTCTATGACAATATATTTACAATCTAATCCTTTAGCTAAATATCTTACTCTTGAAATTATATTATCAATAGTGTTAGAACCAAAATGGTCAAACATAAATACTCTACCACTACCTATAGTATCATCAAAATATTTTTTCAATTGGGGTTTAGCAACATGAACATCAGGTAAATGTAATCGTTGATTTGCTTCGATACTCATTATACCTTTAGAAGTAATGACTGGAGTTTCTTCCAACATTAATAAACCAAGATTATCTTTTGTCTCTTTTATTAAATGATGGATTAATTCTCTAACTACTTGGGTCTTACCTAACCCACTACCTGCAGTAAAGGTAACTAATTCAGAAGCTCTCAACCCATATGTCATCTTATTCAATCCCTCAAAAGGATACTGAACAAATGATTGTAAAGTTGGTTTACTTATTTCATCAAATAAAATGTTAGCATTAATGATACCATCAGGAGCAAAAACTTTTGCATCCCAAAATGCTTTAGTATAAGTTTGAATTTTATTTTTAGTTAAACAATCTGACGCATCTTTAAATTCAGGAGGAAGATGCATAACCTTACATTTTCCTGGGCTGAATAACTCAGCTACTTTTAATGCACCCTCTATTCCATGCTTGTCGTTATCAAAATTAATAATGACATTTTGAAATTGTTCTAACCATTCAAGACTATTTTTAATATCTTTAACTGCAGAAGCTATGCCATGCTTAATACTTACGACTGGTGTATCATACTTGTCACTTGTTTTAAACATTTGATAAGCAGATAAACAATCTATCTCACCTTCAGTAACTATAATAAATTTATTTTTAGAGAATAAATGTTCTCCAAATAATCCTGCTTGATAGGTGTTACCTTGTACACTAAATTCTTTTGACTTCGTATACCTAGTTTTTGTTGCAATCTTTGAACCTTGTTTATCATGGTAAGGATAATAATGATTTGTTATATTACCCATGCTATCTGTCTTAACAGATACACCATATTTTTTACAAGTTCTTTCTGATATATTTCTATCTACTATTTCTACAAAGTCTGATTTACTCACATATAAATCTTTATATTCTTGTTTACCATTTGTTATCGGTTGTGTTTCCATATCATATTCCTTTATATATTGTTGACATGAAAAACAATAAGCCGAACTATCTGCATTAACAGAAACCGCATCACTACTTTTACATAGTGGACATGGTAGATGATACTTTACAAATCCTTTTTTATTTATTTCCATTGTCGCCCTCATAATTAATTTCTAAAAAAAAAGGAGAGCCAACCTGTTGCCAAGCTGACCCTCCTGTAGGAGTAGAAAATGAGTCATGTATTATGACTGTTAATGTTGTATCAAAAATCTTCTTTGATGTCAACACCATTAGAAGATTTTTTTTCTATATTAAAATCTTCGTTGGGAGTAAATTCCACTAAATCCAGTACCTGTACAGCTTGTAAATCTAAACCTTTGCCCTTCTTACCTTTAAAATTCCAGTCATAAGATTTATACATTACTTTTACTTTACTGCCATTACCGACTATTTTATCAATAGGTTTCTTTTCAGCATCCACTAATTGTGGTTGTTGGTTCTTATCACCATTTGCTTTAGATACCTTACGTTTAAATCTGATAATATTTTTTATAACTTTATCATCAGCTTTTGTTTCACCAACATTAAAACCTTTTGTTTTAAAATCAGTCGCAATCTTATCATCAACTGCTAAATCTATTCTCCACATAGGTTCAAACTTTTCGTTTGGTCTTGTCAGAGAAGCCCAGTAAGCTGTGCCTTCAATTATTGCCATATGTTTTTTTCTTTTTTATTAATTTTTGTTTTGCATACTATCTTGTATCATAATTATTGCTCGGTGTCAACGTCATCTTCATCTTTTTTTTCTAAAACTTGGTCTATCTTAGCATGAATTATCCTCTTAAAAGTGGCGTTTTTCCTAGCTTTTTCGTCTAAGTCCTTAATTTTTTTTCCCATAGTGTGAACATCTGCATTAGCTTGTTCAACCTGAATAAGTAATTGTTTTATTTTAGTATCTTTTTGAGAAACTAATTGAATAGCATCATCTTTTTCTTTAGTTAAATCTGCAATAGTATTTTTATATTCTCTAATTAAATCTCGTTCACTCATATTTTATTGACACGCCTCACACACTTCTATGCAATCACAATTAGTACATGGACACACTCCAAGCATATCAGAATGCTCTAACACATTACAATGACAAAGACAATTACAATTTTTACATCTAGGTTTATTCATAATATTTTGAGTATATCTTTTTCCATCCTTCAGATTCTATTTCCCATTCTATATCTTCTTTACTTCTATAATTTTCAAAGTTTTTTACAACATAAAATCCATCATCAACTGTTAATACTTCAGAAATTTTAACTTCAATAATTGGAAGAGCAACCAAAACTCTTTTCTCACTTTCCAATGTGATAGGTGTTTCTAATATAAAAGTTTCATTCGCAACTTTTTTCACACTTGTTACTATTTCATATGCATGAGTTTTAATATCTTTATCAGTTGACATAAAGGTTGCAACATCTAAGCCACTATAAGTTTTAACTAAAGCATTATTATTTGCAACTAAACTTGCAGTACTTCCCACTACTGATAGCATAGCCAACTGATTACATCCAGTTAATAATAATCCAAGTATTATTGCTAAATATTTTTTCATTATAATAATCTATTTCTATTTAATTGACTAGCAAAAACATATTCTTGTCGTTTAACAACATCTAATTTTTCAAAACAATTTAAACATATCTTTGTATTTCTTTCGTGAACATACCTTCTCATAGTACCACCATTTTCATCTTTATTACAAGTCCTACAATTATCTTTAAAGTTATGACCACCATCCATCATTCCCATAATTATATTCCTGCAATTATAATATAAACTACTACACTCATTACTGTTATAATACTCACCACTCCTGCACCTGTATATATTTTATCCATTGTTCCTCCCTTAAAGTTCATAACATTTCTCTGTATATAATTCTTTAATAGGTATGACTACACACTTAGATGCTCTGTAATCTCCTATATCTTTTGTATGTGTCTTCTTATACTTAGCTACTATTTTTTTTAATCTTGATACTCTAAAAACTATCATACAATATTCTTTACCATTAAGTTCTAATACTTGAAACCACCACTTAGCTTCAGTCTTATCTATACCACTTGGCTTACCTCTAAACTCATACTCAATAGCAATATTCCCTGTCTTTCTCCACCAACTACGTTCAGTCTTAACTTCTACCTTACCACCTTTAAATAAATCAGCTACTCTTTTTTCTCTTATCTGTCCATACTTTAAATCAATATCAAATGTAGATGTTTTATTTAAATCTCCCATATATTAATGATGAAACGTACAAAGATATTGAGTTAAAAATTTATTTAGATTTTTATGTTCAAATAATTTTTTAGTATTAGCTTTAACTAATTTTTTAAAAATCTTAACAATAAAGGATGGTTCAAAATTTGAGTGGTCGCAAACCTCACAGAAGTGTGGGTCATTAACATTAAACCAAGACGTTGCATCTTGGACTATTCTTTTTCTTTGTCTACCCCATGCATGAATATCTATATCAAGGGCATCCATGACAGCTCTTACTATAACACTCCTCCATAAAAGAGCATGAGGAGTTATAGCTCTGCCTTCTCCCATTCCTGAATTCCAACTCGTAGGAATATTTTTATTAAGTATCATATTTCATTTTGTTGTCATAGTACTTGGTAATGAGTTCAGGTTTTTTATTCCTTACAATCTTTGAGTGAAACTTTCTTGTCATCAATACTTTTGCTATTGGATTTCTTGATTTTATTTTTGTAGGTTTCTTCATCAATTTCTTCCACAGTATTTCTTTCCCATTTCACTTCTTTACCAACTATACTTGAATAGGGACTCCAGTTTAAATTCTCTTTCGCCTTGTAATAATCTGTACCTGAATTATAATAATCTTCAATGCACATATCTACATTTACCCAAGATTTTTTCATAAAGAATTTATTCGCCATAGTCCTATTCCACAAAATGTTATTTAGTATAATAAACGGATTTCTCCCATCTATTTTTTATTGGGAGTACTACTATTATACTGTCCATAACACCCCTTGAGAACGGCTCTATAAAATAAAAATTCTTCAATAAAATCAATGACTTACATAGTCCTTTCAACTATAAGTTGTATTAATTAATATAGTACTTTCCTTTGATAACAAAGGGCTTAGTTTTGTAGGTTCTGTCTATCTCAAGTACTCTTAGGGATAGATATTTCTTAATCATCCTACATATCACTCCTGAATTTACATCAGGAAATTTATTTCTTAATGCTTTTATCAGGTTTCTTTTCTTATATTTATCTTTATTTATTAAATAAAATAATTCACTTCGTACTTCATCTTTAATAGATGTAGTTATTCGTTCATCATCCTTAACATAAGAAGTAATATCTATTTTATATCTCTCCAATAAAGAATTAAAAGTATCTTCACTCACCCAACTAGCACACATCTGTGGCATACTTAAATGAGCCAACCACATTCCTAAATTTTCTGTTTCATTACTATCATACTTATCTAGGGTTGTCAACACTTGAGCATCATTAGGTACATCTTTATATTTAGTAGTCTCTTTACTGTACTTATGCATTAAGCTACCTCCTTTAGTATTTGTATTGCTCTAGCATGGGCAGGACATCTTTTTATATATCCCTTCCACTCCATATAACCTAACATATTAAAGACAGAAGATTTTGATTTAACATTCATATAATCTTTCATCTCTTCAAAGCTAGGCATCACTTCATTCTCTTTAAAGTAATTCTTTAAATTCTTATATAACTTTAATTGTTTTTTTGTTAACATATTATTTAGGTATTATTGATAGTATCACAAACACCCCACTAAAAAATACTATATAAAATAATATTAATAATAAAAATTCTTTATTCATATCTCCTTATATCATATAATTGTGGCAGAATTATGTTCTTATTTTATTATATAATCTACCAATCTCTTCATCTTTAATTTTCATATCTCTTTGATATTGGTCATTAATATCAAGAGCAATAGATAAAGAGTTTTCTAATTCCTTAACACGCTTCTGTAATGCTTTCATTTCAGGAGAGTTCATACCTATTCCCTTAACAATGGTCGTCTCTCCCTCTGCCTCTTCACGTTTCTTTTTTTCTTCTCGCCACATCCAATAATATTTCTCACTCATTTTTCAATCTTTAATCTTGTTTGTGCCTCATCAACTATCTCAAACAAATCAGTTAGTTTCTTTTCATTTGTAACTACTTCAATCATCCGTCTTAATCTACTATGATAATCAGTAGGATGATAAGCTGTACCCTTTATCCTTAACTCCCTCTCATACTTAACCTCTGCTTGTAAGTTCTTTACCTCTTCTCTTAAATGAACAATTTCTTGAGAAAGTTTTTTTTCTTTTTCTATCTGTTCAAAATATGGGTCATTCATTTTGTATCTATACCATTCCCATAGTGTTTGCTTTGTTCAAACAAATAGAATTGATTTCCTTGTTCATCCTCTTGTCTTCTAACTAAATTTGCATAAGCATCTGCATCTTCTAATGTAAAGAAAGATTTCTCATGGTAAAATGTTGTACCAGTTTTACTTTTACACATCACCATAAATCTTTTTAATTTTAGTTCTTCTTTGTTAGTTCCAAACATTTTTTTCTCCTTATTTTTTTTGTTATGTTTACCCATGTACCATTCACTAGGTTCATAGTCCCACTTATGTCCTTTATGTCCTCGTATTCTAGCATACCACATACGCAACCTAACTATTAATTTTCTTACTCTAAGTGTCATACTTTCTTATATCATATTCAAAGTTAATGTACAACTCTTTTTTTACATAAACCTTGGTCTATTAAAAACATGGCTTGTCTTCCAAACCACCCCTGTAATTTCCACGCTATCCCTGTATCTATCAGGTATTGCCATGCAACTATCTCTTCATGTAAAGTCTTGCATGGTATATACCCCTCTGCTTTTCCTACTGCTACATGAACATCATCAATTAACTCTTCATCTAACTTTAACATTTCATACCTCTTATAATAATCTAGTTCTATCATACTGGTAAATTCTTTCTTACCATAGATAGATTTTTTAATCTTTATTTTCTTTTTCATATATCGCATCCTCAATTTCTTCTAGCATAAGAGTAAGACTATCTCTTATTCCTTTTATTCTACTTTCCCAATTTAAATATATAGGAATATGAGATACATCTTTATTCATCTTAATGAATGCTCTCCTAACATGAACATCAGGCATCTCTGCTATCTTAATATATTTATCTTTGCTCTTGCTATAATATAACTCATCACTCATAATATTTAATTATCTCCTTAATAATCTATAATAACCTTGTTTTCTTTCACAATCCCTATCAATGCGATTTAATTTGTAAAGTTTAAAACTTTCTATTTTTTTCTTTGACCATGCTTTGTTCACCCATATTTTTCTGTACCTTGCATCCTTATCATGTCCTAAATTGTATTTAGGTTTTAATTTTTTAATAAGTATTTTTTCCCATCTCTTTGTTCTTTGTTCACATGGACTAGAGATAGCATAGTACCTATCAAATTTCTTTTGTACTGTACCTGAATAGCTATCTTCTTTTCTTCTGTGGGCTACCATTCTATTACTTAAATTTCTAGTTTGTCCCACATAAACTAATTTTTTTCTATTAAATAAAAAATATAAATAATAATTTATATTACTTATCTCTTTTAATTCGTGCTTACTTATGTTCATTGTCTATCCTCTCTATATTTTTTTTATTAATATCAAAACAAGTATTCATTCCATCATTACCTATCTGCCAGTCTTCTCTATCAATATCCATAGCTTTATCATGGGCATCCTGTTTGTTGTTTGCCTCAAGGTCTATGTGATACCCTTGAGTTTCATACCCCCACACTCTATACTTTTTCATTCTTCTCTCTCCATTTCTTATGTCCCTCTAACCACGTCTCACTATCTTCAGTTACATCTGTATCCACATTTCTATACTCTTCATCTATAATCTTCCATTCTTTATTAACATACTCACCCTCATTATGTTTTTCGTAAGCATCCTCCTTATCTTTAGCATCAATAAAGTTCTCTAATGTTTGCCAACCTGTTTGATGTTCTGTTATTTTATATCTCGGCATTTGTACACTCCTTAATTAATTTTTGTATATACCATTCATGTCTTGCTAGTTTAACTTCAGGTCTAGTATTATACTCTTTAAAGTATTTCTTTTTCTTTTCTATCACATCAGGTCTTTGATGGTATAGTTTATTATATTCTTTTCTATTCATCTTTTGGTATTCTAAAAAAATAGAATTCACATCTATCATTCTCATCTTCAAACGCATCTGTAAACTCCTCCTTTACTGGACACTCATTCATCCATAAATAAAATGCATCTTTATCTGTTAGATTTGTATAATCTAATACTCTTTTATCAATCATTTATCCTCCCATTCCTGTACCCAGTCTAATTTCTTTTCATAAAAATAAACTGTTGCAACAACACCTTTAGTTGCACATTTATGAATTGTTAAATCAACATCAGTAAATTCATTATCTAATCTCTTTCTTAATTCATGTTCAGTTAAATATTTCATTCATCCTCCTGTTCACTTGGTTCATAATGTTTATGATAAAGGTGTTGATTATTCTCACTCACATCTTCCTCTAAAGTATCAGCTATATCTTTATACTTTAACTCATCATAACCCATCTGTGCTATACGTTTTAAAAATTCTCCTCTTACTTGCTTACCACTTGCCATATGTTCACCATCACCCAAGTTCCCATCTGCATAATCATTATAGCATTCATTTAAAAGTCTGACAACACTATATGGTGTATCAGCCATGTCTTTAAAAGGGTATACTAAATTTCTATAATCTATAGGCATTCTTGCCTCTCTCTTTTACCTTGCATCTTGTATATAACGTGCCTATTTCTTTTGGTATCAAGTCCTGTTTTTTCATACTCAATATTTTATCAACTGCATCTTGACACAATAAAGCTGGTATATTTATCTTCATAGTTCTTGTTATGTATATATATTCTTTATTCTTGTTCATACTGGATTTCCTTTTAGTTTTATTTTCTTTTTGTTTGGTTTATCTTCTTTAATTATTTCTTTACCACACCAACTCTTGACGATTGCATTTGTTCTATTAACATAATCTTCACCAAGATTTTCAAAAGTTTTTGCAGTAATAAGAGTGCCTGTAAGAACACAATCATAGTAGTTATCAAAAGTAATATTATGTTGTTGTGGTTCGTTGCATAATCCTACTACTAATGAGCATACTTGCATAAACAAAGTAAACTTAATCATGATACTCTTCCTCGTTATCTCTCTCCCATACTGCCTTGTTAAAAAGTTTCTTAATCAATTCTTTATCAAGTAAGTATGGATTGTTTCCACTCACTCCTCCAAGACAAGCATATATATCTTTTAATGAAGTGTTTGTCTTTACCAAAGATACGACTTCTTCTTCGACTTCTTGTAGGGCTTGTTTGACTTTTCCCATTTCACCTCCTTTTCTATTGTTAGTCTCAATGATTTTGCTAACCCTTGAACACTCCAATGTTTATCTTTTATTAACTCTCTTATTGTCTTGTTCATATCAACCCTCCATATTCAAAATCAAACTCCAACTTTTCTTTTAACTCTTCCTCATTATAATCTTCCTCATAAAAATCTCTTATGCTATCTTCCATGACAGAAAATTCTAACTTACCCTTAATGATTTCAATAAGTAATTTTATTTCCTCATCACTAAAGTGTTGTTTGATTTGAGTTACTGTTTTCATATTACTCCTTTGTTGATACCACTATCATGTGGCAATTATAAGGCAATCTCTTGTTCATTTTAAGATAACCAAAATAATTCTGTATTAACAAGTGCGACCTATTGACACACCTTATAATGTTCTTATAATGTTTCATTGACTTCATAAAAATTCCTCTATATAAATATATATACGTCATTAGAATTATTAATACTATCATCATTACAATACCTAACAATATATATACTATCTCTTAAAGTATTTGTAATCAAACTCTTCAATCTTCCAGTTAACATTCTTTTTAAACTTACTCCTCTGTGCATAATCCAATGCATCTTTATATAAAGAAAAGATTTCATTAGTATATATTCTAAATCTATGATTATCTTTTATTAAAATTATATACATTATATTTTCTGTGGTGTCAACTCGATATCAAATAATTTACTTAAAAGAAACATATCACTTCTCGTTAAAACTTTCTTTGTATGTCCTTTAAGTTTCACTAAAGTTTCTGACATTTCACACATTGGATAAAAGAAATCTTGTCCATGTTTTGTTCTCTTATCAACCACTATCTTTACTTGATGTTCACTCATTGTACCTCCATTGTTCTCTTATTGTTCTCATAATACAACCACATCATCTTTTGGTTTGGTATCATGTATAACTATATCCAACAAAGTATCTACCCTGTTAGATAAATCTGTTAAGTCTTCAAAGATTATTTTTTCTTTTGTTAATGATTTCTTTTTTAATCTAAAAATAATCTCATCAATTTTTTTTAATTTAAGTTTTAATTTATTATAACTTTTTATTTTTCTTTGTGTGTTCATATGGTTGTTGTTGATGTATCTATATTAAATTTAATTGGCGAAACTGATTGACCATCAGTATCATAGTCAGAAATAAACTCTTCTAACAAAGTTAAATCTTCCTTATCTATATAGTTTTTATCATAGTATTCAGTACCTACTCTTAAAACTAAATCGCCCTCATCTCTATCATTATCACAAGAAAGTCTATCATAATAAACACCTACATCAGTTGTCTTAAACTTTCTCCTTAATGCACAAGCAATAGCACAATCTTCTTGGTCATTAGGTATACCATTGTTTATATCTTTCCAACTTACATTTACTTTCATTTATCCTCCTATTTTTTTAAATCTTTTTGAAGTTTTTCAGAACAATCCCAACAAAAAACATTATCATCAATATAAATATTATGTTTCTTTTCATACTCAATTATTTTTTGTTTGGAACATTCAAAATCAGAAGAATTAAGATACATACCCTCTGCATTTTGTTCTTCATCTTCTCCTAAATGATAGTAGTTATTACATCTTTCACATTGTCTATATGAAAAAGCATTATCACTTAATTCATCTTGCTTTTTTTCTGTTAATGTATTCCACAGTTTTAAATCAATCATCTATCCTCCTAGTTTTTTCTTCCTACCCATTGGTAAGTCTTGTTTAGTAATTAACCACTCGCCCTTTTTATTTATGTGATGGACAAGTACCACTTTTAAATTAGGATGCTTTGATTGAAAAGATTTAACTGCTCTCTTGTAACCAAGACTTTCAATCTCTTCAAAGTTTCCATCCTCTAATTTAAACTTATATATTCTTTTTTTACTCATGTACTTCCTCTCCTTTTTTATTAAAAGATTTTTCTAAGTTTGGTACATATAATATACCACTATCTTTTAAATATTTCAACATATCTTTAAACCAATCATCATTAACTTTATGTTGGTTCTTGGTCAACCCTTTATAATATTTCTTACTCCAACTCATCTGCTACTCCATGCTATTATTATTAAACCAACAACAAACAATATTAAATAATCTAGTGTTGGACTTGGTGTAAATAAAAAGATATTATCCATTTAGTTTATCTCTTCTAGTTAATGCTTCAACCCTATCTTGATGTTCATATTTTTCTATAAACTTATTAAAAAAATTATAGAAAAAATATATTATTCTTTTAGTCATTAGTCCTCCTTACCATATTTAATTTCTTCAATACCAATCTTACCATGTGTATCTATGGTATGTTTAATATCAAAGTCCTCATCTTCCTCATGCTTATGTATTTCAAACCACTCATTATATTTTGAGAGATTTTTAACATAGTTATTTTTAAACTTTTCATCTGCCATATTTTACTCCTATCATATAATTGTGTCAGAATTAAGGCACATTATATATTTATTTTCTTTTACTATTCTGAAAGTCAATCGCTTCATCAACTCCCTTTATTCCTAGATAGCTTAACAATGCTATCACAAGAATTCCTATTACTAAAAATATGTATTCCATATTCAACTCCTAGTTGTTAGTTTATATTAAGTTGTCGTTAGCATATTTAGATAGCTTTTTTGTGCTATCAAATATATTATTTGTTGACTTCAATTCTTTATTAAAAAGATTTTTAAATGTTTCATCTTCTAATAATAAAGGTAGTGAAGCTGTTGTATCTGCTTCAATTTGTGAAGCAAGTATATTATACTTAAGTTCCATATTCAACCTCCAGTTGTTATTGTTTTACCTAGATATATAGTTTTTTAGCTTTTATTTTTTGCTGTATATCTAGTTTTAATTTTCTTCCTAACTTTAAAAGGAAAGTACAATATTCATATTCGTCATATTTATATTGTCCATATCCTCCATCTTCTTTGTCTAAAGATTTAATTTCTTCTTTAATTAAATCTCTTAACGTACATTTTTCTTTTGTATTTAGTTGTGCCATATTCAACCTCCAGTTGTTACCATCCTCTTGTTGCTTGTAGTTCTTGTTTATATCTTAAAGTATTATAAGTCTTCTTAAAGATATTTTTTAAATGTTGTTCTGCTGTAGGTCTTAAATCTTTTTTGTCTTGTAAGACACAACTCACAACAAAATTTATTTCTCTTAATTCTTCAAGAGAAAAATCTCCATATTTTTTAGTCATCTTCAACCTCCGATTGTATTATTATTCATCACATAAACAAGCTTTGTTATATTGTAATGGTTGTATCATGCTACCTATATTTTTATACCCAGTTTGATTATAATTTTTATAGAAATCAAATATACTCGTATAGGTTGTATTAGCTGTTACTACTCTTAAAGTGCTGTAATGTTTGTAGAGTTCTATAAAAAAATCTCTAAATCCATGCCAACAAATTGCATTTACTCTTCGAGGTGTACCATTTTTATTATTATAGTAACCAGTCCTTTGATAGTTTTTATTTTCTTTTTTCTTTACTAGCTTAACTCTATAACAGTTTGAAGATATAGAATTAAAATCAATTTCAATATTTAATCTTGATTTTATTTCTTTTAGTGTATCTTCAAAGTCAGTTATATTTTTTGTATTATATATTTTCATATAACCACCTTTTACAATTATTATTTTTATACCATAGCATAGAATTGTGGCTATATTATGGCATATTATATTATTTATTTAATATAATTCTATTTGTAATATCTAATAATTTGATGCTCTAAATCTTTTAATATTGCTTTTATTTCAATATCATCACTAAATATATTATGTAGTGTTTCAATTGATTTTTCAGCATATTCAAAATCTAATTCATTAAAGTATTGATTTATTTTATATGTATAATTTTTATTCATACTAGCTTAACGAATAATTTTAAAAATATTCCCTTTATATTTCTAATATTCTAGGTTTATTATTTATTACTATTGCAACTGCAAGTTGTTTAGTTAACTTGCCAAATTTAATTGCATGGTTTATAAATAATTTTGTTTGATTTCTTTTAATATATATTTGATATATATTCAAGTTATCATAATATAATTTATTTTTATTCAACCATTTTCCCTTACCAGTATAGGTTGTTAACCCTCCAAATTTCTTACAGGTTTCAACCTCCAGTTGATTTAATGCTCGTCTTGTTGACTTGCCTTTGTTATCAAATTTAGGCAAGTTTAATTGTGCTTGTATCATTCAACCTCCAGTTGTTTATTTATTATATCCTAATCTATCAGCATTAACAGGGCTTTTCTCATCTTTTATTAATGCTCTTATATATTTTCTTATTTTCACTTTCTCATCTTCATGTAGATAAGCCATGATTTTGCTAAAAGCAAACCATTGATTATCAATATCTCTTACTTCTCTGTATAATCTTTCAACTTTCATTGAAGAGATTTCATTTTTATCAAACATCTTTTACTCCTTTAGGTTGTATTTACTTACTTAACTTACTTACTTATTATCTACCACCAAGTGAATTACTTAGCTTGTCATTTGGTACACCACGTTCAATTGTACTTGAATTTGATGCAGGTCTATAATTTGGATTTTCAAAATTTTTATTATTTCTAAAATCCTGCTCACGATTTAATAAGGCTCTTAATTTGTATTGCTCTACAAATGTAAAAGCTTTATTTGTATTCCACTTATTTATATTTTTGTTCATAGACGGATTGAAGCACATCAATTGAGGCATTTTATGGTTAAACTATGGCAGAAACAAGTATATTGAAAATAGTTTCAACCTATAAGGGAATGCCCAGTTGATTAAATTCTGTTGCATAATTACCACAGTTATAGTGGTAAATATATCACAATAGATTGTTTAATTAAGGGTTGTTACACAAGCATAAGTTGTGCAATCTGTGAGGGTATAAAAGATATCTTTAATAACCTTTATAGGTTGTAAAAGATTGTCAACCAGTAGTTGTTCAACTATTGATTGAGATTATTCAAGGATAACTAGAGGTTGTATTAGATATATTTGAGAATGATTACTATTCGCAAGATACCCCTACATACTGCCACCCCCCCTGTGTGGGGTATGTATCTAATGCTTATACATTTTTAGAGAGTTTAGATGTAAACTAGATAGACTCGCCCTGCTTTAAAGACTGAGCTATATAGCTGGACTGTCCCAGATAGGAAGTAGTAGATGCTTCACCCCCTGGAGGGTGTTACCTTAGTATACACCTGTTTCTTACAGTTGTCAACGTCAACCAGGAATAATTTTAAAAAGCTGTTGTCAACTAGCTGTAAACTTGTTATAATAATAGTTATGAATAACAATTTTCTACCAGCATTAGATAATAAAAGGAAGTTGACAGAACAACAGCAAACCTTTCTTTCAACTCTTGCAACATCAGCTAAAGGAGACATTAATAAAGCTTTGGATATTGCAGGGTATAAAGAGACTTCATACTACAACGTAATAAACAATTTAAAAGAAGAGATTGTAGATGTCGCCACAAAGATTCTAGCTAAGTCAGCACCACAGGCTTCTCAGAAATTAGTTGAGATACTTAATAGTGATGACCCAATCCCACAAGTCAATGCTAAACTTCAAGCAGCCCAGACTTTGTTGGACAGAGTGGGTGTTGCCAAACGTGATAAGATAGATGTTATGCATACAGCTTCAGGTGGAATATTTTTAATACCTGAAAAAGAAAAACTAATTGATGGTAAAGCAGAAGAGGTTGAAATAATAAATGATAAGAAGGAATAGTTCTAATATACCTTTTGGTTACAAGTTATCAGAAGATAACAAAACATTAGAGAAAGTTGACAAAGAACTTTCATCACTAGCAGAAATGAAAGATGGTGTTAAGTCAGGAGCTTTCTCTTTAAGAGGA